TAGGAAGTCGGTCGAAAGTCAGCTTCCCACGCGGCTTCGAACTTTGTTTGGACATTCTATCCTCGACTTTCTGAGCGAGTTAGCTCTGAGTTAAATTGGCTATTCGGATAATCATGTTGAAGTGACCTTATAACGTAGTATCCTGTTTCGGACAATCGTGTGGAATAGGAGATTTGGATGCACCGGATTGACAAGTATGTGAAGCAGATGTTGGCTGGCCGCGATGTGGTCATCGTGACGACTGGGCCAGCAAGGACGAAAACTCTGCAAAGAAGAATTGTGGAGTTGGCTGGTGATTGTATCCAAATCACAGAGCACACCAGGCAAGTCATACGAAGGGCAGGACCGGGCTCGATACTGTTTACACATATCAGCAGCACGGACGTTGAGGCTGCGTTTCTCGCTTCATCTGTTGTTATAGATGGAGATATCTCACTGAACGATGCCCGAAAATCGATGGGTCTTTTGCCGATTGAGTCGTCCAATAGACTCGTTGGGCGGGGGGAGTAGCAATGCGAGCTCACCGCATTCTCGAAGCTCTCGACAAAGTTCCGAGTGAACTCAACTTCAGAACATCTAAGCTGATCAAGGAGTCGCAAAAGTTTGCGTTTGATCCAGGCTCGATTAGCGATGAGATCTCCGATGGAGCCAACGACTTCGCCCGCGATCTCATGAAGAACGGGGTATTCCCGTTGCCATACGATGTAACTCTGTTCGAGATTGGGCCACACGGCTTGGGGCCTGAGGGGTATAGCATCGATATCTTTACATGGTGCCTTGTTTGGCGAGAGCGCGATGTTGACCGAGATGTGCTCCTTATGAGAGCGTTTTCGAGCTTTTCGGGACAAGGCGTTTTTGTTTCGCCAGTTCTTGCGGAGGTGGAAATTAGATCCCCGACAAGTGAGGGATGGTGGGGTTACTTCAATGTAATCGGGCTTGATGATCCTTCGGTGGAGGCATACCGAAAGGGAGCGGCTAAAGCGCAGTTTAACCCCCAAATGCAGCAACGCATGCATGGATATGCTGCATCTCTCGGGGTTTCCATGGAGGCAGTCGACGTCGACTCCCTCTTCGTCAAAGCTATAGCTGAGGCGGTTAACGGAGAAATCGCACCTGCCATCGAGACGTGGACCAAAGTCTTGGAAATTGGCTTCAATAACATGCTCACCGCCGTGGGCCTGATGAGCACGAGGGGAACGACTTTGGTTGCCTCGCGCGCGCCTAAGTTCATGAACAAGGCTCGCATAAAGAAGGGTAAGCATCCCCTTTTCGAATACAAAACACTCGCCATAGACCCTCAGCTGCTTCGCATCCCAGGAAGCGGTCTGAATGGCGACAGGGCCGCGCCAAGACTTCACTGGCGGCGAGGTCATGTCCGCTCTTTGAGAAGTGGCGCAAAGACTATGGTTCGTCCGTGCATTGTAGGTGATAAGAGCAACGGAGTGATACTCAAGGACTATGTAATTGATGTATCTAATAATATTTGCATGCAGCCTGACGACAATGTCATCGCATTTGTGAGACCAAGTGATCAAGACTCCACATCCTAATCCGAATGGTGCTTTATCCGCGCCATGGCGAATCTCATGTATCTTCCGGACTGGACTGTGACTGACTACGTGATCGACAGCGATGGCGCTTACCGCATTCCGGCCAGCTACGATGTGCTTCCGGATCATTGCGCGAAGTGTGGCGCTGTTGGCAATCTCTACAAACATGGGACAAAGACCACCGTCTATGTCGACTCGACCGCGCGCCGCACCTGGTGCAACGCATCGCCGCGATGGCATCTGCCACGGTCGCGGGCGGCTTGGCCGCTGACAGGATCCAGGCGACCGGCACGCCGCCGTTATGCCCGCATGCGCACCAGATCCACAGGGTGTGGTTCGGGATGGTGCTGAGCCTGGTGCCGCCGCGCTTGATCATGGCGCAGAATAACCACAGGTGATTTTGCATCCCACCCTTATCCTTGCCCGCCAACCACATAGCCCCGATCCGTCAAACCGAAACCGCGAGAACAGACCGGGAAAGTTTGACCAGCCCGAAACGCAATCGGCCCCCGGCAGGCTAAAACCGGGGGCCTTGGACGCAACGATATGCCGGGAACCGCCCGGCGCGGAACCCCCGAGGGGGATTAGCTGACAACGACCTCGATCTCAGCGTGCGGCCCGGTGCCGACTTCGTTCGTCGCCACGACACGAGCCTTCCACGTTCCTGATGTCAGGCCGGTCAGGGTATGGCGGCGCAACTGTCCCGTGTAGACTTCCGTGAACGTGCCAGCGCCGGGGCTGTCCTCGACTGACACAGTGAACGACCGCACTGGGTCATTGCCCTCGTCGGAGGGCAGGCTCCACGACAGGTCAAGCCCGGTCTTTGTAAAGTCAGCAGGCGCATCGGGCAGCCAAGGTGTATGATCACCGCGTGGCACGACAGACAGGTCGCGGACCTCAAATCCCTCGATTGGATTAAATGCCCGCAGCGTCAGCCCCTTCAAAGTGCCCGTTGTTAGCAGTCCAGATGTAACTGGAAACAAGACGCGCCGCTCTGCGCCTGCTGTCAGATCCCGAAACACGCTGTCACCCTCGGCTATGTACACGCGAAACGCCATTGTGCCGGAACCCGGTACAAAAACCGTGGCCGAAACCAAGTAATCAGTATCAACGTCAACAGCAATCTCCCTGTCCTGTATTTGGAAAACAGACGCTGGCGGGATGTGAACCCAAGCCCCTTCAGCAAATGACGCGCCGGATGATGAAAAGTCTTGCATCGTGTCTATCAATTCAGTGCCAGTTGGGACATAGCCAGCACGAAACAGGGCACCAGCCTGAATAAATCCATACCTGACGGTTCCAGGCCCCTCAGGATGCGTCCCGTCTATCGTCAATGACGATGGCCATCTACCAACAGACACATCTATCAAATCTTGCGCTGTGTCGTCGTGAGCCGTTTGCATTGCTGTCAGGGCGGGGATAAATGCGTCGCCAATATGAGACTTTATCGCTGACATATATAGCTCCCATTCTTCCCGCCTGCTATCGCCTACCGCATTCAGTGGGTTGGGCTGGATATAAAGAAACCGATCATGCCCATCTAGAAGCGCGCGCATGCCATCAATCGCATCCAAAACATCTTCAATGGTCTGCGTTGTCTCTATTACACCATCCACGCTAATCAGAGTGGATGCATACCATCGGTCGTATGTCTGGTATCGAACCAGTTGCTCAGTAAGCGTAGACCCGCCGTCAAAATCCGTCGATCCAGCAACATAACCGAGAGTCTGTATAAACTGTTGAGTGGCCTGCTCCATTTTCCCGCCCGCGCCAAAACTGTCGGTCAGCCAGTGTATAGGTGGCGCTATGCCGTCACGCATTTCTGCGTAAAATTCAGAATCCGTAATTGCGCCGGGAACAATTTTTACCCGGCGCACTTCGCAGTTTGCAATTCCCGTTTCTACCGTTACAGATGTTACTGGATCAGTATAACTCTCAGTTCTTGCAGCCAACGATCCCACAGCAAATCCGTCCTCGCCGTTGGTAAATTTGTTATCAAGCCCCAGCTTTGCAAATTCCTCTGGCTCAATGCGCACGCCAATACGGTGCAGCCCGTGCATCAGGATTGGGGTGGACTGTCCGCGGCGATCTTTGTTGGGTCGAATGCCCGACCTTATATCGCCTGTTTGTCTGTATTTGGCGGCGGCGCTTTCACAAAAAATAACTAATCCATCGTCGTTTACCGTGTCGAAAGTAACCAGGTCGGCATTCGGGCTTTCACCCTCTGGCACATAGGTGTCAACAAATATAGTAAACCTGCTTGACCACCAGTCCGCATAATTCAGCGTGTAACTGCCGCCGCCGTTGCTCGCTAGGTCACCTAAAGCACGATCAACGCCGCCCCAGTTGAAATGCGAACTTTCGAAGTCCAAAAGGACGGGATCACTGGAAGCCGGAGCAGCCGAACCCGGCATGATAGCAGTCAGATACTGCCGCAGGCTCTCGATGTATGCCTCTGACGAGGTGCGTGGCATCGCTGCGAACGCATAAATTCTGGCAGGGGTTTCTGACGCCACCACATTCGAGGCGCTTGCAATAGCCAATGCGCCCGGCGTTATTGGAAAAGGAGGTTGATCGCGAGTTCCGGTTTGTCCATTCATCCGCGCAAACGATTTTTCAGATGATGTGCGGAACCATGCCAAATGTGGCTGATCCATAGGCACAGGGCCAGAAATAACAATTCGATCTTTCTGCCCGTCTGCGTTTGCGTTGGCAAGCCTCCAGGTTGACCCGCTCTGAACAAGTTCAGGTGTGGGGCGGTTTGCGCCTGTATTCGCGGCGTACGGTGCATCGTTGTCGCCAAAGCCAGCCCCCGCCCACACCGCAGAATGCGCCGTCCCCATCAGGAAAGGATTACCGTCTGCATCAACAACTGGCAATATGGATACACCGGATGTCGTTTCCAGGTATCGCGTGCCGGTCGCGTCCGCCCGCAGAACTGGCCTCGCCTCGTCAGACGGCGGGATTATAAACCACCGTCCGCCCATGCCGACCACGCAGCCAACCGGATCACCGATTCCGGCAACCGTTTCCGGTGTCGTGGATCGATCCTGAAACGTCAGGGCGCTATCCAGGGTGAACAGAGGGAGATCATCTGGGATGCTATCAGGCGAGAACCCACCCCCCCGCCGCCCCAGCGACGGGCCGAACAGTCGCCGCAATCCGCGCGGCCCGAATATCTTGCTCATGCCGATGTCCCGTAGATCACGACCGATCCGCCGGTTGGCGCGTAGAGGTGCAGGTGGGTCGAGTCGTCAAAGAACAGCTCGGCCAGCCTGCCGGTAAAGCTGCCTTCCGGCCCGGAATACAGCTTGTAGCCCGCGTTGAAATCGGCGGGCGAGGGCGGCGTCGTGCTTTTGTTCGCGAGCATCCGCACATAGTCATATCCGGTGTTCTGGATGTTGAACGTATCGGAAATTTGCCCGACGAACTGCGGCATGCCCGCCACCAAATTCTTGAGACCATCAGCCATAGATCATACTCCTGTGTTCAGCCGGGCACCGCGCCCGCGCTCGGTTGCGCCCTGCGGGCTGAGTCAGTGCGGTTCGCCGTGGCGCGCGTTCAGCCGGGCCAGCGCCTCGGACACGTAGCGGGCCGCGATCGTGTCCAGCACGGTGTCGCCGGGGATCAGGGCTTTAAGCGCGCCGGGCACGGAATGCTGCGCGTGGCGGATCGCCTGCACCTTGAGGGTGTCCAGCCCGGCAGACGGGCCATGCTGCACCGCTGCCATCGCGCCGGACATCAGCGCGTCATGCAGATCGCGCTTGTGCTTTTCCTCGATCTTGATGCCGGTGAAGCGTTGGAAGAAAAACAGGCCGATGGCCATCAGGGCGGAAATGATCGTGCCGACGAGTTCGGGTGTTAGGAATTCCATGGTTTTTCCTTTCGGGGTTTTGGTGGGGCGACCGAAGCCGCCCCGGTTGCGTCATGCTGCCGACAGCTTTTCGCGCAGCAGATAGCCCTCAAAGGCCCAGATTTTGTTGCGGGCATTCTCGCGTGCAATCTTGCGGCCAATGGACTGGTCGAAGTTTTCCGGGGATGCCGCCGCACTCTCGCCCACGACGATAAAGCCGTTTCGCAATGTCATGGCGCACACGGTCAGCGTAGTGCCCGGGAATACGTGATACTGCTCCGATACAATCGTGGCGTCGATTTTCTCAGGGTTGAGCCGTGGCGCATTCAGCCCCTTGGCTTGGATTTCGCTTTCGATCTGATTTTCGTCTTTGCTCATCGGTCTTTCCTTCCATCGTGCCCGTTGACGCTCGGGCGGGCGATCCGGCTTTCCGCCGTATCCTTTCAAAGACGCGCCGCTTGCACATGCATCCAATCAAAATCGCGGGCACGGCCAAGGCTGACCTGACGCCATCGTTACCGGCAGCGCAGTTGATTTCGCTCCGGGTCGAAGTCGATCGCGATGCCCCAGGAATGCATCGAGTAGCTGGACCCGCCGCGCATCCGCCGCACGTTCAGCGACCCGCCGAACAGGTCCAGACCGAGGGCGGAAATCTCGGCCGACGAATAGATGTCTGCCACGTCCTGCAAGGCGCGCGCCGCGCTGGCCGCGACCCGCTCGTGCAGCGTGATCCGGCTGATGCGGATGCTCTTGTCCCACGCCAGCCGCATGGTCCACGGCACCTCGACGCTGGTCTGCCGCTCGCCCACGTGGCCGTAGAACGCCTGCACATCGCGCTGGCGCGGCCACATCGGCACGGCAGTCGGCTGGGCTGGAGCAACCTCGTCACGCTCAGGCAGACGCGGGGCAGATGCCGTCGAGCTTTTCCGAAGTGCGGTCACGGTTTCGGCGGTGGCTGTGCCCGTCACCTCAAGCCTGTGCGCGCGCTGGAACGCGATCAGCGCTGCCGTGGTGATCGGACCAACGATGCCGTCGATCACGCCACAGGGAAAGCCGTGCGCGGTCAGGCGCGACTGTAGCCACTTGGCAAAGGTCATGTGCATTTCTCCATGCCGACAGGCCGCCCGGGGGCGGCAACGGCTTTGCGGTTTCGAAGATTTCAGGGCTGCGGTGGCTGTAGCATGCGGCGCAGCAGATCGTTGGTTTCGCGCTGCGCTGACTTCACCTCATTGAGCGACTGGCGGAGCGCCTCGAACTCGGCCCCGGTGCGGCTGGCGTTGGTTTCCAGTGCCCTCACCCGCGCCTCGATGCGGACGGCAGCCTGCCGGTCTGTTGTCGCGGTCTGCCGCGCCTCGGTGATGGACGCCGCAAGATTGTCCGTCGAGGCCTTGAGGCTCGCCACGGTCGTGCCGCCGAACCACACCAGCGAGACCAGCGCCACCAGCATTGTCCACGCCAGCGTTTTGTTGAGCGTGATCCCACGGTCGGTATTTTCGATCATCGGTTTGTTCATCCTGCCTGCCTCTGGTTTTGGATCACGACAGCGCGCCGGTCATGAACGCGCGCAGGGGCAGACCCCGCATGTCGGCGTGCTTGGTATTGTCTGCCTCGTTAAGCGCCAACGGTAACGCCGAGCGCCGCAGCCGCCTTGAGGGACACCGCCGCATTGCGCAGCATATCGGCCTCGGACAGGCAGACGTTATGCAGGATAGCGTTGGCAATCGCGCCCTTGCCCGCGTTGGGCGGGTTGTTCGCGTTGTTAAGCAAGCGCAAAGTCGCGGCGGCAGGATCAACGGTCAGGCCTGTAATGCTGGAGCTGGCCTGCGCGTCGATCACAGCCGCGCCACCGCTCGGGGACAGGCTGTAGATCGTGAATACATCGTTGGTAGCGTCCAGTCGCACAGCGATGCATCGCCACACGGTAGGATCAAGCGCGGCGAGGGTGACGGTTCTGGTGGCGTCGATCATGGCAACGACAGCTTCAATCGTGCGCGAACCGTCATCGGCTTCCTGAATACGCATTCCGTTACTATCCGCGCCCGCTCGCCTGTTGCTGATCCATTGCGGGCGGGTGGCTGCTCCTGCGCCGATATCCAGCGATTTGACGATTGCAATCCATGTCGCATCCACCGTCTGCGTGACGTTGGTTTCGATCGCACCCGCATTGGGGTCGCCAAGCGCGTCGTCACCAGCGATGAACCCGGCAGTAAAGCGGGGCGCTTCGATGACGTTGCCATCGACGTTGACTGCATTGTTGTATCGCGCCTGATCTGCGCTTGCGGCGGTCAGGAAGCATCCAACAAGCCCGGTCGTGACGGGCGGTAGCCAAATCGGGATGCGCCCAAGTGCAGCATTTGGCGCAGGGGCTGTGGTGCCTGGAATAGTGATGATGGTCATGTGTGCGCCTCCTTACGGCAACAGAACGTCTGCATAGATCTCGGCGGCAATCGGCCCGCCCGTGTCGGTGTCAATATGGATGGCGTCGGGCCATGCTGCGGTGTAGATCGCCGGATCAGGCCCAAAGCCGCCTTGCATGGTGTAGACGGTGACATTTTCAGCCGCGCCCAATTTTATCGCTGCGGCCAGATAGCTATCCATCGTTGCGAAATGACCCGGCCCCACGTTTTCGCATGGCATGACAATAGCGATCGGCAGGCGGTCGCGCCCATCATCGCGCAGCGCATCAATGATGCGAGCCATCGCGGCGGCAAACACGGCTGGAGTGTGGCGCTTTTGGTCATTGGTCCCGAGCGTGATGCTTGCCGCGTCGTATCCACGATCCGCGAATTGAGCCTGGAATGTCGCGCTTTCGCAAATGTCCGCCCACTCTGGTGCGTCCATGCCGCCCGTTGCCAACTTGTCGATGCGCAGCCCATTGGCGCTTTCCATGTCTAGCAGCGCACTTGCAAACCGTGGCGTGCCTGCCGTGACTTCCAATTCCAGTGTCCATGCGCCCGAGGCCGGGATGCCGGTGCCAATGTCCAGCGCGGTGCCGGTGGACATATCTAGCGCATTCCACGCCCCTGCATTCCACCGATACCGCGCGGCAGCGCTGGTCTGCGGCTCGTAGTAGAGCGTGGCAGCGTCAAAAGGGGCGTCATCCATATCGCCGGATAGCTTGATCTTGTCACCCACCGTCGCGCTTGCGCTATAACCCGCGCTGAGTGTGTTGTTCCCGCGGCCCTGTTCGGTTGTCCAGTCGCCCACGCCATCCTCGGCAGCGTTGAGCAACTCGACGGTGACCTGCTCCTCCTCCTCTAGAATGTGGTAATTGATGAAGTTGCCAGTCGTAGCCGAATGCAGACGCACCAAGCCCGGCCCGGCCTGACCGAAACGCTCAAACGCATCGCGGGCAAAGAATGGCGTGAAATTCGTTCGGTAAGGCCAACTGTCCCCAATCAGCGCCAGATTGCGCTGGAACACCGTACCCGCTGTTGGGCTGGCGGGGTTGTAGTCAGCATTGCGACCGCCAGTCAGTTGACGCAACTTGCCGCGCCACTGCGCCATCTGTTCGCCATTCTGGACCGCCAGAGAAACTGTTGTCGCGTTCAGGTCGCCCCAAGCTACCGCCTCACCAAACCCAGCGTCATTGACTCGCGCCAACAAGGGGCCATTCTTACCCACTGAAACAATCAGTCCGGCATCAACCACCTCAAGCCGCTCGTCCAGTTCAAAGCCCCTACCCCAATCGACAACATCACCGAAACCAGCCTCATTTATGCGCACCAGCAAGGGGCCGGTGCCGCTGCTGAAAACGGATACGTCGCTTGCAGCGTCAACCCGCGCGCGGTCTGTCTTGCCGGTCAGATCAGCAGGCGTGGCAAATGCCTCGACGTCTTCTGCCGCAGCCGTCCCGAGCGTCGGCTTGTCGCCAAGATCATCATAGCTGCCGCTGGTCGCCACATCGGCCAATGCAGGCAGCCCTTGAAGATCGCCATAGCTAGGAAGCTCCGCAACAGACAGCACTGCAATATCCGTGCTGTGGTCGCCGCCGTAAACCCGCAGATATGGCAGCGCATACCGAGTCGTGCCGGGGCACTGGTAATCCTGACCAGCGTCCAGCGAAAATGCCACTGTGCGCGTCACAACACCATCAACCACCGCAACAGGCCCCAGATCGACAAGCTGCACGTTGGACACACTGGCGCGCGCTGCGGTCAGGTTCTGCATCCGCAACTCGATGCTGTGACCGGAGGGATCAGCCGGGTCAGTGACGCGCGCCAGCCGCACGCGCACGCGATAGACCCGGCCCGGCTCGACCGCGATCTCACGCCGGGGCGCGATGTCCTGGGAACCGCCCACGGCATCGTCGCCACTCAGCCGCAAGACGCGACCCAAGGTGCTGCTGGTCACGACTTCACCCAGATCAGTTACAGTGCGATCCGTGCCGGTCAACGCGCTTGAGAACGCCGCGCGATATTCGCTGATGTCGCTTTACCATCCAGCGCACCCTGCAACCCCGTCACGGTGCTGATCGCCTGTTCGCCTGTGTGGTTCGCGCGGTTCTTCAGGTTGGCGTCAGTGTCGTTGGCGGTCGCGCCATCGTCCACGCCCGCAAGCTTGGTGCGCTCTGCCGCAGTCATGATCTTGGCGGTGCTGGTCTCGGCCAGCGTGTCAACGTCATCGTCCGGCTGAACAGCGGTGTCGGCCTTGGCACCCTGCGCTGATGTCGCTTTACCATCCAGCGCACCCTGCACACGGTGCTGATCGCCTGTTCGCCTGTGTGGTTCGCGCGGTTCTTCAGGTTGGCGTCAGTGTCGTTGGCGGTCGCGCCATTTTCGACGTTGAGGATGCTGCGAACCTGCTGGCCGGTCAGGTCCGTCACGGTTCCGTTACCGGCGTTGATCCGGCCCTTGATGGTCCCGGAATCCACATGCGCCAGCTTGTCGTTGGTCACGGCGTCATTGTCGATGTCTGCCGTCGCAACGGTGTTCTTGGTAGCCAGATCGCCAAGAGTGCCTTCAAGCGTTGCCAGATCGGCCAGCGCCGAAACAGCATCGGTGAACGCGGCAGGCAGCTCTGCGGTTTTGGCCCAGGTGCTGGCGCCCTTGAGATAGATGCCGTTGTTCGCCGCCGTGGCATCGTCTAGAACAAACGCCGTGTCACCCTCGGTGCCCGCAGGCAGATCGGCCAGCGCATCCTCGAAAAACAGCCCGCCGTTCAACGCGGCCAGCACCTCGATCTCTTCCAGCTTCGCGCGCAGCTCGGCATTGACCACGCGATGATCGGCGCTGACCGGCGACCCCTCAAGGATCGCCCGAAGCGATTTTGCAACTGCCATTGTTCGGCCTCTCTGGTTAGATGATGGTCAATGTGTGGGGGCCGTCCGGCTCGCCCTCGGCACCCGAAAACGACACGGGCACGATCCAGTAATCCGCAGCACCCTGCGTCAGGTATTGCGGCCCGTCCTCGAACAGCACCGCGTCGTCGATGCTGCCCTCGAAGTTCACGCTCCGGAATCCAACGTCTGTCACGGCGGCCACCATTTCGATGGTCCCGGCGTGGCGACCATTGGCGTTGAACGCCCCTCTGATCACGGACGGGCTGCCCTCGATCCGCAGCCTCACATTGCCCGTGACGCGATCGGACATCGTGAAACCGAAGCGGTGGTCGGTGGTCGGCAGGCCGGTGATGGCCTGCATCAGTTCGGTGTCGGTTGCCGCCGCCGCGTTGGCCTTGCCCCCGCTGATCGTCCAGCCCGCACCCTTGGTCCAGTCGGTGTCGGCGTCAAAGCCCGGATTGGTGAACAGGTTCGTTGCAGGCGTGCCCACGGTGATGTCGAACGCCGCGCCCGATTCCACATCGGTCAGCGACTGGATCAGCGTAGCCGTGCTGAACGCCGCGCCCACTGCGCCGCGATAGATGCGCACGCCACGGAAGTTGCCTGCATCCGACCCTGTGCCCTCGAAAGTGGCCGCGCCATTTCCAGCCGTGGCGACCACATCGGCCAGCGGTCCCGGCGTGTCGTCGGCGATGGCCGAAACCGTTATGGACACAGGCGTGTCGCGTTCATCAGACCAGACCGTTGCGCGCCCACCGGCGGTGACTGTCTGCCACGCCACCGTGTAATCCACGTCCGTTGACACGATGGGCGACCGGGCGCGCAGTTCGTCCATGTCGGTGGTGAAGAACTCGCGCGGATCGGTCGAGCCTGCCAGCCGATACCGAAACCGGAAAAAGCGATCCACGCGCGACGGCGCGTCGAACGTCGCCACCAGCCGCACCGATGCGCCCGAGGCACTGCCGATGGTTTCGGCCTGCACTGATAAGCTTGCCGCCACTTCCAGCGTGTCGTCTATTTCCAGCACCGGGGCCAGCGCAGGCGGTGCGCCTTCCTCGCCCGCGCCCAGATCGTATCGGTCGGTCTGCATCGGCACCACGGCAAAGGACGCGGCGGTGCCTGACGGGGCCTCGATCACCGGGCTGGCGATCTGGTATGGCCCCTGAAACTCTGCGTCGAGGTCCAGTTCAATTACCCTCTCGCCCTTGGCCAATATGCCCTTGATCGTCGTGCCCAGGGCCGCCTTGCGTTCCGCCCCGAACAGCAGGCCGTAAGCCTTGGCCAGCCGCACCGCCTGATTGTGGTTCTGACAGCCCAGGATCGGGATCGTGCGGAAGTTGGGCTGGATCAGTGCGCTGTAATATGTCGGGTTCAACCACGGCGCGCTGGGTTGTTTCGTCCAGCCGTGATCCGGGCTGATGTATTCCACGATCACGCCGTCGATCTGCGCTTCGCCATCGTCCACGATCTCGGTCTGTTCGGTCATGATGTCGCGCGCCGCCGAAAAGATCAGCGTCGGGGCCTCGCACACGCCCACGCGCGGCCATGCCTTGCCCTGATCGTCGTAGACCACGAACCCGTCGCATGTCTGCAAGATCTCGCGCTCGCACTCGTGGCGGGGCTTGTTGTCAGGGAACGCCACGCCGCAGCGATAGCGCGGGATGGACTCGCCCGAGCGATCCAGCACGGTGGCGTCGCACTTGTCCGCCTCGATCGCCACCTGGTCCCATGCGATGCTGGCCACCGGCTTGTTGCGGCCATAGCGCGTCGTACGCCACCACGCCCACAGGATCGCCGGATTTCCGTCGCCCGGCGTCCAGGTCGATGGGTCGTCAATGTCGTGGTCCTCATCGCGCGGATCGTACATGCGGCTGAAATTCGACACGACCGAGATCGAAGGCTCGCCCAGCCCCAGCCCGCCGCGCCAGCGGTAGGCTTTGCGGTAATGTTCGATCGGCACAGCAGCGCAGCGCACGATGGTGTAGGAAACGCCCGCCAAGTAGAAATCGGCCGGCAGGTTCGGGAACGCCGCTGCGAAGTCCGAAGGCCGGTCACCGTACACCTGCGATGCAGTCGGGCTGACGGGGTAGACCCGGAACACAGGCAGGCGCGGGCCGGTGCCCTCGTACTGCTCATAGCCCGGCGTCAGGCAGAACGCATCGGTAAGCACGTCGCCCACGACCCTCGCATTCTCGCCGCTGGTCCACGCCATCGAATCTGTGCCGACAACGCCTGAGGGGGCCGTCACGCTGTAGGTGCCGCGCACCCCGTCCGTGACCACGAAATAATCGATGTCATCACCGGCGGCCATGTCGCTGGCCCGCGACCACGCCCCTGTCGACGTGACCCAGATACCGTTTTCCACCTGGTCGGTCTGCGCTCGCAGCAACACGCGGGATTCGTCTGTGATCTGGACCTCGCCTGCCTCGCCCTGACTTTCGGTCGCCTCGCCCGAAAGGGGATAGTTGACCGCGTTCAGGATGCGATCGACAGTGAACTCGACAGCAGGCGTGTCCGCGATCTCGACCTCGATGCCGTCCAGCAGATAGGTCTGGGCCCCCACCATTTCGGAATCGCCGTGAACCACGAAGAACCAGAAATTGCCGTCCTCATCGTATTCCGCAAACGTGCCCAGCTCGCCACCGACCACGGCCCGCCCGCCGATCTGCCAGCGCGTTGCGTCGGGCAGACGCGTGTTGACCCGCGCCCGCTCTATGGTCGGTGTGTCGGGCCGGTTCAGTGCCGCCAGACCTGCTTGAATGCCGACCGACAGCAGCAACGACCCCAGCGTGCCCGCCGATGGCCGATGCCACAGCGGCAGACGTGGCGCTCGCGCTGGTCAGGCCGACAAAGAACGCCGATACCGGCTCAGCCGATGCAGGCACCGGCATCAGAAGCGCCGTGCAGAGCAGAAGTGCGCCGCGCATTCTCATATCGTCCATGCCTCCAAGACTTGCGCTCGCATGCAGATCGCGCCCCGGCCCTCGGCCATGAACGCCACCCGGTCGCCCATATCGACGCCCGCGATTTCATGACCTGCGACCAGCGCCACGACCGGGCAACCAGCGCCGCGCGGCCCGGTCACAAAGCCCGCCCGCGCCATGCCGTTGCGGAACAGGCCTAGCACGCCGCCATGGGCCTCGTATATCGCCCGCGCGCCCGTCTCATCGTCGTAACTGCCGCGCCACGGGGCCGCCGGGTCGATCCCGGTCACGCACAGGACGTGGTTGCACGTCGCCATGATGCAGTCCGTGCTGCCCCACACGAACCGGCTGCGCCGCCACAGCGCCAGGGTGTCAGCCGCCGACACGGTATGTCCTCTGGCTGTTGCCCGCGACAAAGCTGCACCCGCTGTCGCTCGACAGGCCCAGCACCCGCGCCCGCTCGCGCTGCGCCGTGTCGGTGTAGGTCGCGCCGGGAATGCGCGAGCGGCCCTCCTCGCCCGTGGCGCAGAGCACCGATGCGGAATAGATCATCACCGGGTTCGCCGGATCGCCATCCATCTGACGCGAAAACGTGACACCTTTCATGGCCAGCCGCGCGGCGAACCGGATTGGCGTTTGCGGCCGCAGCCCCTCGCCCACGCCGAATATCGCGTTGTAGATCGTCAGATCCCGCTCCTTAACCAGCGCCTGATCCGCCTTCAGTGCGTCAAACGTGGCCCGGTCCAGATGCGGGATGCCGAATTGCAGGCGCGGGGATGCCCCGTCGCGGCTGTCCTGTATCTGCGGCGCGGCGTGCCGGTTCTCCCCGTTGGCGTCGTAGGTGCCCAACCATTCGTTCGCGGCCAGCGTGCCCGCCGGTGTGACCATCGCATCGCCCACGCCGAACGTGGTGGTCAGAACGCCTGTGCCCTCCCACAGCCGGATCGGGTAGCCGTCGAAGTCATAAAAGAAGCACCTGCCAACCACGGCGCGGATGTCGTGCGCGTCATCGGCCTGCCCGGTGATCGCCAGCAGTTCGGTCTCGAAATCGCTCACAGCAGAGCCTCCACGAACCGTGCCCCGCCGGGCTGGGTGTAGCGGCCATAGGAAAACGTGGCGGCCAGCGAGTCCGGGTTTTGACAGGTTGCCAGCATCGAAGGCCGGAACAGCAGCGGATCGCCCGCGTCCAGCCCGCGCCGCAACTCGGGCTGCACCGTGACCGTCGCCACATCCTCGCCGTCATAAGCGATGTCCATGACGACATGCGCGGTCGGGATTCCGTCTTTCAGGAACCCGACGACATGACCGATGCGCAGAACCTGCCCCAGCGATCCCATGTCCACCGAGACGCTGGCCGCACCGCGCAGGGCCGCCGCCGCCAGCGGGGCGAACGGGGACCACGCCCAATTCTCGCCAGTGGCCCAGGGCTGACCACCCGCCCAGGGCACACCGTCCAGCAGATCGGCCCCGCCCAGATCGGCTGTCGGCACCAGCTGCACGCTGCGGCGGATCGGGATGCGCAGGATCGCGTCCGCCATCACCCGGCTGTAGGTCCAGCTCGCATCGACGTTGGCCTCGGATTTCAAGGTGTTGAAGGCCATATCCAGCACCGTGCGACCCCCAGCCACGCCGTAGCTTGTCAGCGCGCCGCCCAGCGTCATGCCGCCGGACTGCGCCGCGCGGCCGGCCATGACCAGTTGGTCGCGCGGGATGATGCTGGTGCGCCAGTCGTAGATCGCCGGTGTGATCATGTCAGCGCCCCGTTGGTGTCCAGCGTCTGCTGCCAGCCGCGCAGGTTGGCTTTGACGGTCTGCACCGCTTGCTGGCCGCTCTGCGCCGCCGTCACGCGGATGCGCGCCGAGATCCTGCCGTCATCGGTCAGGGTCAGGTCGCCACCGATCACGCGGACCTCTGCGATGCCGTTGCCGCCGCCCTGATTGCGCAGCGCGGCCTGTGCTTGCGGCACGTTCAGCACGCCACCCGATTGCGACGGCACAAAGATTTCGCTGTTCGGCGTGTTTTCATTGACCAGATAGGCCCCGCCCGCTGCGGCAGGCCCGCCGCGCGCACGCTTGCCGCTCAGCAATCCGCCCAGCCATCCAAACAGCCCGCCGCCACCCGAGCTATTCATGAGGTTTTTGCGGAAGTTCACGCGCGCAATCTCAACCAGCAGAGCAAGCACCGCGCGCTTCGCCTCGTCGGCCCCCTCCAACGCCGACAGGAAAACATCCGAGATTGCGTCTGCGCCGCGCTCAGCGTTTTCCCTTACAAGGTCGATCCGCTCCGCAGCCGTCTCTGCTCTCTGCCCCGCAGCTGTAAGCGACATTGCCAAGTCGTCAATTTCGGCGCGCAACTCGGGAGTGATCTCGCGACCGTCTTTCTGTGCCGCGTGCAGCAACTCGGCTCGACGGCGGGCATATTCGAACGCATCGCCCATCTGATGGCCACCAGCAGCGACCGCGATCAATTCTGCCGCTTCCAGCTCAAGCGCGGCGGTCCGTTCCCGGATCGCCTCCGTCGCGCGCTCGTAGTCACTGGCGGCACCGCCTCCACCACCGCCGCCGCTGCCTGCACGGCGCGGGCCGGGCGTGCCAAAGCTTGCGTCAATGCCGGGAAGCTGGGGACGCACCGATGTGCTGGGGGCAAAGAATGTCGGTGCAGGCCCGCTGCCTCTACCACCCTCTTCAAAGCTGGGGCCGGGCTGTGTACCCTCAGCCGCAGGCACGGCACCAGGCAGCGCGCCGATCAGATCAACGGCTCGGTTGTATGCGGCACCAAGCGCGGTGGTCAGCGCCCCGATAGCAGACACGGCATTGTCGGTCTTGATGCCGTCAATGCGGCTGGCTTCTGCGATCAGATCGTTAGCCTCGTCCGTTGCGTCCTCAAGGCCCTCGGCAAACTCAGCGACGGTGATCTGCTTGAAAGCAAACTGTTCGCCCAGATTGTCCATCTCCCTGCCGCTCGCGCGCAGATCGCCTGCCAGTTCGTCGAAACCAGCTTGCTCAAGCGCCGATGCGGTCAGCCCCATCGAAACGGTCAATTCGCGCGACAGACGCACAAGATCCTCGTAGTTTGCCTTGACCTCGCTGTTCGCAAGGTTCTCCGGCGCGTTGACCGCAGGGGCACCGCGCAGCGCATCCATCGCCGCCGGGGCCATCGCATCCAACTCGGCCCGCGCGTTCCGTATGAAATGGACTGTCTCGACAGTTGCGGCCTGAAACGCGGTTCGTATGCTACTGCGCAAGCGGCTGAACTCACGGTCGATTTCCGCAGCCTTGGCGATCACATCTTCATCCAGAACCAAGCCAGCTTCGTGGGCGGTCTGCATGATGTCACGAATACCGGCCTCGCCCTGCGAGATCAGTTCAACAAACCGCTCGCCGCCGGTGCCGCCGAAAATCTCGTCTGCCACGCGGATTTGCGCGGCTCGGTCCATGTCCTCCATGCGGTCGATGATATCGAGCAGCAGTTCGGACGGGTCTTCAAGGCCGCGCTGCAGCGCCGCCGCATTCAGGCCCAGACGCTTGAAGGATTCCGCTGCCGATCCGCCGCCGGTCTGCACGAACTCGTCTGCGCGCAGGCTCAGTTCCTTCATGCCGTCGATCAACGCGTCAACCGGGATTCGCGACTGCTCAGCTACAAACGCCAGTTCCTGAAAAACCTCAGCGCCCAAGCCTGACCGCTTGGCCTCATCCCCGATCGAGGCAATGCCCCGGATCGTGCCTGCGAGGTTGGATGTCACGGCAGCCAGCGCACCGGCCAAAACACCCGCGATGGCACCGCCAGCAAAGGCGCGGATCGACGCCCCGGCGCGGGTCATGCTGGCCTCGACATTGCGCGCCGCCCGCGTTGTGCCGCGTGTGGCTCCTTTTTCGAATTTCGCGATCAGCTTGTTTGATCGGTCCATCGCGCGCGCAAAATCCTTGTCACGAGCTTGGAGCAGGATGGCGATGCGGTCTGTTTCTTCAGCCATATTTCCTCACAAGCTCTTCATATTCCGCATCGCTGGGCGCTTGCGGCTGACTGGATTGCTGTGCCGCGTTCCAGCCCTCGATCAGCAAGGTGGTTTCCGCCGGGGTCATGGCGCGCACCTCGGCAGGCATGCGGCCCATTACTCCGCAGATGTTTCTGATGCGGTTGCGGGTGTCGTATCGCTTGGGCTGGTCTTCTTTTTTCCACGCGATCCAGCCGCTTTTTTTTTACCCGCCGACAAAATTTCAGGCAGGAATGTTACACCCACGAGGCGCTGCGCGATTGCCCGTAGCTGCAAGTTTTCGGAAGGCGGAAGCGATGCTATCAGATCATCGGCGGCGCGGTCCGACATGCCGCCACCCACAAGCCCAAGCGCAACGATGTCGCGGACATGGCGGACCAAAGGTGCACGGCCACGCCCCATCAACTGATCATACAGCTCGAAGATGCCGCAGTTCGGATACTGATCCTCGAACCGCTCGATCTCACCATTGCGCAACAAGAGACGGCGGCGCTGGCCGCCGATCTCTTCCTCGTAACCCGGACGCGTAATTGCCATCAGGCGGCAGGGTTGAAGGTGGGTTCACCAGACGACGCCAGCGAAAGCGAGTATGTGACGCCGTTTTCCTGCTCGCCGCCGTACTCAACGTCACTGACAAAGAACGCGCCCACGAAGGTGCCAAAGTCCGGGACAACGATCTCGAAGTTGGCGATCGGGTCGGCCTGCATCGCAATCGTGTTCAGCCGCAACTCTGACGTTTCGTCCTTGAAGTACCCGTTACCGGCAATCGAGAGCCGCTTTGCGCCACCCATAACTTCGGTCCAGAGCGCACCGCCGGGCTCATCGCAGTCCGCTGTGGTCACGTCGAACTCGGTGTTGTTGATGGTCAGGGTCTTGGACGTCAGCCCGCACAGGACGGTAAAGGCCTCCGAAGCCTGCCCATCGCCGATCTTGACCAGCATCAGCCGGCCTTTTTGCTTTGACATGATGGTCTCCGATTTACGATTGCCTTGCCCAAGGGCTACGGGGCGTCAGACAGCGCGGCCTGAAAGGCAACGCTGGCCATGTAGGACCGCCCGTCACTGTCTCTCGTGACGGTCTGGGTCATCCATTGCAGCCATTCCAGCGTGAAGCCCGCCACGCTTGGTCCGGGGTCTGTCTCATCAAGGGCCGCGCGGATCGCAGCCGCCAGCCGCGTTGCCTCGACCCGGCCCTGCACGGGGCGCGAATGCCCTTCGACGGAAAACATGATGTCGTGGTCCTTGGCCCCGTCCATGCGCAGCGGGGCAAGGTCGATGTTGCCGATGCGCACATATGGCAGCGCCGCGCCCTGCGGCGGCTCGTCATAGACCCGGCCCCCTACCAGCGCCGCGACACCCGCATCGGCCTTGAGTGCGGCCACCAGCGCGGCCTGCAACGCCAGCGCGACGTCATCCATTGAACGAGTCCTTCACCGCCTTGTTGACCGCGCGGCGCTGACGGCCACGGTTGCTCTTGCGCGTCACCGACAGCGCCGGGTTCACGAACGGGCGCGGTCCCTTGTCACCCTCAGTCACCTTTGCCTTGCTCCCGAAATCGGCCAGGTAGCTGCCATCGGGGTTTTGGGTGCCCTTGATCTCGGCCTTTGTCGATCCGTCGCCGGGGTGCAGGATACGCGCGATGCGTATCAGCTCTTCACCGCTGCGCTTGTTGGCCTTGGCCATTTCCTCGCGCACGTTCTGTTTCAGCTTGCTCAGCCTGCGGCGCACTTTGTCCGCTCCGATAACCGTCATCGTCCGACCCTCCTGCCTATACCGCGACCTGCGCCTCGCACAGCACCTCAAGCATTTCGTTGGACCGACCCACCGCAACAATGCTGCGGATATTCCAGACCTGCCCGCGCGCAACCACGCGGTCAGCCTCGGTCAGGTCCAGCGAGGCGCTGGACCGACGCACGCGGATCGTGGCCGTCTTGGGCGCTTCCAGACGCCCGGCGGCCAGAACCTCGCGGCCCAGCCGTTCCAGCACATCGGCCCAGACCGTCAGAATATCCTGCCAGTCATCGCTGGTGTTGCCGTAGATGTCGGCTCCCCCGCTCTGGCGCTGGAACGTGACACGCTCTGTCAGCTTGCCCGCCGCCATCAGACCAACCGCCTGTGCGGCGCGATCAGCGCGCCGACCATCATCGGAACCTCAACCATGGCGACTTGGCTGACCGCCTCGCGGTTGGCATACCAATGCGCCACCAACATCAGGATCGCCACTTTCAGCGCGGCCGGCACCGCGTCTGCATCCGAATATCCTGCCGTGATGGTGATGCGCAGCGGGTAATTGACCTCGCCCAGATCGGGGCGCACCAGGTCATCGTTCAGCCGCAACTCGGTCGCCATCGAGGGATAAAGGCTCAAGGTATAGCTGGCGCTGTCCAGCGTCTGCTCATCCCCGGCAGCGTCGGTGTATGTCACCACAACCGACCGCACCGGCTCGACCGGCAAGGTTATGACCGACTGCCAAGCCGTCAGCTCCAGCAACCACACCTGCGACATGACGGCCCGCCCCAACACACCGTGCGGGCCGTCAAGATGTTGGGTGGCCGCGTCGATAAACGACTGGATCAGATCATCCTCGTCATCACCATCGACGCGGCAATGCGCCTTGGCTGCCACCAGGTCCACGGGATTTGTTGAGGGTGGTGTCACCAGTGTCAGCCGCATGGCTTACCCTTTCGCCTTGGCCTTGGCCGCCGCTTCGGCATCCGCCTTGGCTTTGGCCTCTGCCTCTTCTTTCGCCTTGGCCTCGGCGGCTTCGGCTTCGGCCTTGGCTTTGGCGATGGCCTGCGCTTTTTCCTCGGCCTTGGCCGCCTTGCGGGCCTCGGCCTGGGGATCGTCCGCGTCATAGCCAAAGGCCGGGATCAGACGGTCGGCTTCGCTGTCGCTGAAGCCTGCCGTCTCGCCGGGCTGATACATGCGATAAGCCCGGGTAAAGGTGACGCGGCGCATCAGACCGGCAGACGATCAGCACCACCGAACACCAGCACGGCCGACAGCGCCGCAGTGTCGGTGCCGGATGCGCTCAGGTCCGGCGTGAAATTGGCGCGCACATACTGGCCGGCGCCCGCCATGGACACATCGACCTCGAACACGCCGGTGACGGTGCCCCCGTCGGTCGGGCCGGTGGCCACGACAACCGCATCGGCGGTTTGGAGCGTGGCCGCATCCGACAGGTTGTCCTCGTTGCCTTCCTGGACGGTGTAGCCGATCGACAGGGTTTCGCCCTCGGCCAGAGTGGCGGTGTAGGGGATTCCCAGAACGGCACTTTGCGGGTTGCCGATGGCCATGCGATCGATGATCGCGCCGGTCACGGCGGTGTTGTCGCCGCTGCCGCCTGCGGTCACAGCGGTGTTGGCGGCGGCGCGCGCGACCGAGATCAGCGCACCGATGTTGCGGATTTGAGTGGTCATGTCAGACCTCCATGATTTTCAGGGAAAGGGCGGGCCGGTGTCAGCCCGCCACCTTGGTCTTGGCCCGGATCAGCCGGGGATCATGCGCCCCAGGTGACGCCAGTCATCACGGCGATGGCGGGCAGATGGCGCGCGCCGATGTCGTGCTGCATGATCATGCGCATCAGCGTCTCATCGCGGCTGAACGCAGCCTGCATCGTGCCCGCGCTGTCCTTGTAGGCAGCCTCGGTCGACATGGCGATATCGATGCCCATGTGTTCCCCGACCAAGATATGTGCGGGATGCACCAGCATGATTTCCGACTCGGTGCCACCACCCAGGTTGTCCGGGATCTCGGTGGTCGTGTGGAACGGCTTTTTGCGCAGCTGGCCGTCCGACATCTCGGGATAGACCTTGTTGCCGTTGCCGTCGCGCAGATTGGTCAGGAACATCGCGGTGCGCGGCGATCCGATCCAGTGCGCAGCGGTATAGGGCACATTGGCATTTCCCAGCGCCAGCTCCATCCGGCCCAAATCGTTGTCGATCTTTTGCAGGTCGGGCGTGGCCGTCATCTCCAAGATGTTGCTGCCTGCAAAGGTCGTGCCCACCAGCTGATACCGCAGGCCCTTGGGCGCATACTCGGTGCCCTTGCCCCGCAGGAAGTAGCGATCCTGTATCTGTGCCGCATCTGCCACCGCGTCATCCCGGATCATCCGGTCAACGGCGGTCGAGGAAGAACGCAGCAGATCGTTCGCGATCGGGATGATGCCGCGCAGCTTTTTCGCCGACAGCTTGACCTGACCGTAAGTGTAGCCCGTGGCCGGTGCATCGTCGGTTTCGCCGCCATATTCAAAGTTTGCGCCGGACGCGCGGCGGTTCGTGGTCATGTTGCCGTTTGGCATCGGCACGATGCGCGGCCCCATGGCCGTCACCACGCTGGCCGGGCGCAACAGCTCGATCACCTCGGTCGAGACACCCTCGGGCACAAGGAACCCGCCAAGGCTGCCCTGCCCCATCTGCTGACCCGCAAACAGGCCGCTGTCGCCATTGGCCTCGGCGATCTGCTGCGCGACATAGTGGTTGCCACCGGCCGCCGCGATCGTGTGCACCATGCGCGCAAAGGTCAGGCCCTTTTCCGCAGGCTGCGCCGGAACGCTTGCGGCAGGCGCCGGGGCACCGGGCAGCGTTGCTGCGGGCGTGGCCAGTGCGGCCTTGCGCTGCTCGACCTCTTCCAGCCGCGCCAGCTCGGATGCGACCTTGTCATCCTCGGCTTTCAGCGTATCGAACTGGGCCGTCTGTTCGTCGGTCCAATCCGCATCTTCAGGAACGGATGCGACCAGCGCCTCCATCTGGTCGATGATACCCGCGCGGCGGGCCTTCAGTTCCAGGAACTTATCCATGGAAACCTCCTATTGTGCGGACCTGCGCCGCGTTTCGATTTCAGCAGTGACCCGCGCAGTGCGGCCCCTTGCACCTTGTGCCCGGCTTCCGCCGGACTCTTCGGACAGAACGCCTTCCAGCGTCCCGACTCGATCTGCCATGCCCACGCGCACAGCCTCGGACGCGGACACCATGCCGCCCTTGCCGAACTGCTCGCGCACGACGCCCTCGGGCACCCCGCGCCCCGCCGCGACATCAGCGATGAACACGCCCTCGATGGCATCGACATCGCGCTGGATCGCCGCGCGGCCCTCTTCCGTCGACGGATCGGGGCGCTTGTTGGGGGCGCCGCTCGACACGATTTCATAGGACCGCCGGCCATTCGCATCCGCCGCTTCTTGACGGCTCATCGAGGCGACCACGCCGATGGACCCGACTTTGGCCGCCCGGTCGACAACGATCTCGCCCGCCTGTGATCCCAGCCAGTAGGCGGCGCTGGCCGCCATGCCGGTCACGTAGCTGATCATCGGCTTGGGACCGGCGCGCAGCATTTCCGCCGCCTCACCCAGCCCCGACACCACGCCACCGGGGCTGTCGATCAGAAGGGCGATCCGCTCCACATCCGGCGAGGCCCAGGCCACGCGAAGATCGCGCATCACCGTGTACAGTGATGTGCCGCCAGACGATGCGCTGACCATGTTGGACCGGGGATAGATCGCACCCACCAGCGGCACGATGGCCGTGCCGCTGCGCACCATGCTCATCTCTGCCCCGTCCAGCCGAGTGCCCAGCGCCGCGACGGCCTCAAGGCTGCTTTGCACCTGCGCCTCGTGTCCGTCTTGTGCCAGCTTTTGCAGCACGTCATCGTCCAGCGCGCGCACCGCGATGGCCTCGATCGCGGCCAGGTAATCCGGCAGGATCGCCCAGGGCTGCGACCGGATCGCGGACACCACCGCGGACAAGTCCTGTTTCATGTCGCGTCTCCTTGGTTCGCCGCGGGCTGCCCCGCGACCATCATGTTGGACGGGCGCCAGTATTCGCTGCCCGCCTCGCCCGGAATGTCCGGCTGGTTTTCCTTGGCGCGCAGCTCGTCGGCATTAGCCATGCCCATCTGGCGTTGCAGCCAATACGCCTCCATCCGGGATTTCAGATCGCCCTTCACCAAAGCGTCGGTCAGGTGTTCGAAGTAGTGTCCCTGCCGCCCGAACAGCTTGGTCAGGGCCTGCGCCACGCGGACGTAATGCGGCCCCATGTGATAGATCACGAACTCAAGAGACTGTTGCTCGATGTTTCCGAACGTCGCGCGCGACAGATCGAATATCAGGTGCGGCGGCACGCCCCAGATCCGCGCAAGATCGACCACCTGAAACTGGCGGGTTTCCAAGAACTGCGAGTCCTTCATGTTGTGCGACAGGAACGCGGCTTTCAGGTCTTGATCCAGCACGGCGGTCAGCTCGCCATCCGGCCCGCCGTGGATGTTGTTCCAGTCCTGTCTGATCCGTGCCTTGTCAGATGGATCGATCCGGTTCGCTGATTGCAACACGGTCGATGGCCGCCCGCCCTTGCCCCAGAATTTGGATGCATGGTTCGAGGTGGCGATGGAAGCCCCCAGCGCCTCGCGGGCAAACCGGATCGGGTTCAGCCCGTAGATGCCATCGCGGCTGAACCCGGAAATGTGCATCACGTCGCGGCTTGCGAACCGCCCGCTTGACCCGTCCGGCAGGGTCGCGTCATAGAACAGCGTGGTCCCCGTCTCGCGGTCAAAGTAATCAGCGATGGTCACGTTGCCCGGCTTCAACCGGGTCAGCGCCACCGGCTCGCCGCGAAAATTCCGGCTGACATAGCCGAAAAAATTGCCGCTCAGCAGCATGTCCGCCAGCATCAGTTCCAGAAACGCAAACGGCGTCTGGTGGCTGTTCGGGCTG